AGCTTTGACAACATAGCTGACCTCCAAGATCTGGACAGGCTCCTATCTATGGAGCTGCTCTCATACCGCTACAGCGTGTGGATAATCCGCGAGTCAGACTATGACGGCAACGCGTACGACGACAAAGTTGTACGCGATAGTAAAGACAAGATAGACAAGAACATCATATCTGTTAAGGCACACCTGGGTATCGGTCGCAAGAATCGGGTGGAGTCAGAGCAGCAGTCGACAGCGGACTACATAACCACACTCCTGCAAAGGGCTGGGGAGTTTGGCGTACACAGAGACGCACAGAACGCCAAAATCATGAACCTATTCATGGACCTGAAAAGCCTGATAGGGCTACATGATCGTTCCGATGATGAGGAACGGACACATAACCATGTGCATGTCGACGACATAATAGACTGGATCAGGACCGTAGCCATTCCCGAGTTCCAGAAACTCGACGATGACTTCCGTGAGAATCAAAAGTACTGGATTAAGGACTTATGACATGGCAATAAGCAGCAAGCTTAAGCCGCTCACAGAGGAGGAGGCATACCTTGTCTCTCTCATTGAGGACAACTCAGGCATCGACCTCGCCGAGTTGGTGTGGGACGATCCGCTGGCTTCCAACAAGGAACAGATTTTCCGTGCATGGGATTTCCAATACTCGTGGTGGAGAGATGACTCAACCTATGTCATAGACCAGTGTGGTCGTACGATCGGCAAGACCGCCTCAATCATACTCCGAGGCTGGGTCTTCGCTATCCAGCATCCCGGTGCGGAGATGGTCGTTACTGCCCCCGAAGCTGTCCACCTTGCACCACTCACCTCTCGCATCGAAGACAGGATCAAGCAGCACAGGATAACCAAGGAGTTGCTCCCCGGTGGTGTCGGTCGTGGGTTCAAGCATCGGCCCTTCCAAGTTGATTTCAGAAACAACTCCAAGATTCTGGGACGTATTCCACAGCGTGATGGCAAAGGGGTCAAGGGGTTACACCCTCTCAGGCTAGAAATGGATGAGGCACAGGACTATCCGCAGGCAGGTTGGTTGGAGCTTATTGAGACACTGAGGCATGGTGAGGAGGGCGCACAGTGGCGTGCTCACGGCGTGTCTCGTGGTGTGCACGATGAGTTCTATCGGCGGTCGCAGGCCGAGTCTTCTTGGAGCGTGCACCGCAAGACTGGCATGCATCGCCCAACGTGGTCAGATCAAGAACGTGAAGACAAGATTGAGCAGTACGGCTCTCGAGACTCTCCTGACTACAAGCGGAACATCTATGGACTCCACGGAGATGCTACGAATCCCTTGTTTGTGCTACATAGGCTCATGAAGACTGTCGATGATGATCAGGGATCGGACTACAACCAAGATATCTACTACCACCGTCGTCTCAGGGATGAGGACCTGATGGGTGGTAAGCACATCGTGGACATGATCGAATTCCCTGGCTCCCATAGGGATTGGACTGAAACCTGGGCAGGAATGGACGTTGGCCTGACTTCGCATCCATCGGAGATACTCATCTTCGGTGAGGAAACCATGAAGAAGAAAGTCGGCTTGAAGCTGCTTACTCGTCTGAACCTACAGCGTATTTCTGCTGCGAACCAACGACGTATCGTCCAGTTGATCTTCGACTTCTACAACCCTCGACGTTTCACTATGGACCGTGGAGGCCTCGGCTTGCCTGTATATCAGGATCTTCACGAGGAGATGCCGAAGGAAAAGGATCGTATCGTAGGGTATACGGCTGACCAGAAGCTAGTCGTTGGTTGGGAGCCCTATGAGGATTTCGATGACCCGAAGGACTTCGAGATCAAAGCCAGATCAAAGGAATTTGGATACGACAAACTTCGTGAGTATGTCGACTCTCAGCGCTTCGTACTTCCGTGGGATCAGGAGCTGCTCGGTGAGTGGCAGGGCTCGACGTGGTATCGGGAGCGGTCAGAGACCAATCCGTATGGCAAGAAGTCTTTCAGTCGTGGGTCTTTCCACACTTTGGATGCTGCAGCCATGATGATTGTTGGCAAAGAGCTTCTTTTCCTCGAGAAGATGATTGCAATGCGAGACACTCACGAAGTTGTCCCGATTATCTTCGCATAGCCGTGCTAAGCTTCACGGATGGACGTTCAGACGAAGGATGAAGCTGCCGTAGACACGGATAGCGCGCGGTTGTCTCTTTACGAAGAAGTATCTGCGATGGTCAACACCATTCAGCAGGCCACTGACGAAACCCCTGATGTGCTTATGAGGACATGTATGGGTCTCATGGCTCGCTGCACTGAGATTTGGATTCAGCTTGTGCGGGTGGAAGCAAACGACAGGCGGGCCAAGTCGTTCCGAACGATGACATTACAGAAGGTCATGGACCTGATTGATTTTGAGTTCAAGGGTGCCTCTCGTTTGATCGAGGTTGCTCGACAAGAAGTGGAGTTGAGTAGATGAGCGTTGAGAACGAGAACCTTTTCGAGTCAGAGATCATAAACGGTGTTGCTGTCGCATCCCAGATTGATCCGTCCGAACTGGCTGAAGCAATGGATGGTGACTTGGGGCGTAGGGTGGAGATATACCCCGGCGTACGTCGTGCGCTAGCATCGTGGGCAGAGTCTTCTCAGGGTCACGGACGTCAGAGAGGCCTGTTCCAGTCCGACAAGTATGTCACGCCGTCCAACGTCTACGACCAGATGAAGGTTGCGTACACAGCCTTGGACGACGACATTGTGGGCAACGTATCTGACGTCTCTGAGGCTATGGCTTTCCAACGTGTGAAATTCGAATGCATCGAGGACAAGGACCAAGAGAACGTTTGGCAACAGATCGGCAGGGACCTCGATCTGGATACGTTCGTGCGAACGATGTGGAGAGAACTGTTCACAGTATCTGTTTGCTACCCGGTGAAGTGGTGGGGCAAAAAGACTTACAAGGTCACGTCAAAGAGGGACAAGAGGAAAGCTCGCAAAGAGTACGACCTTGTAGTCCCTACGTTCCTTGGGTTTCTCGATCCGCTCAGGGTCGTGCCCGTAGCCCCAGACCCATTCGGGAACAACAGCCTTGCCTATATCTTGGACTCGGAGGATGAACTTGAAGGTGATGATGATTTCATCAATGCATTATTCATCGGCAAGTACACCCCTGCACAGTCCGAGGCACAGAAGCTCGAGAAGGAAGACATCGAGGTGGACAAGCTCGCGTTGCTGAACCCTCAGTACGTGTGGATGCACTCCCTCACCAAGTCTCCGTTCGAGAGATGGTCAAGAATTCGCCTGAAGTCTATCTTCCCTCTCCTTGACCTTAAGCACCAGCTACGAGAAATGGATCGTGCCTTCCTTCTGGGTGGCGTCAACTTCATCGTGCTGGTTACTCGTGGTACTGACAGCATCCCAACCACAGGTACGGAAGTGACAGACACGGCTGCACAGATGAGGGCCCAGTCACGTTCGCCTGTCATCATATCTGACCACCGAATCAACATAGAGATCATCACGCCCGATATCCAGCACGTTCTCAACGAGAGCAAGTGGGACGTTATCGACCAGAGGATTCTTGCTCGACTGTGGGGCATGTTCACTATGCCCAACGACACTGGCAACAAAGAGACCTCCATGACGATGGGTCGTGTCATCGCACGAGGTATGGCCAGCCGCCGCTACATGATGAAGCGATCCATTGAGAAAGAGGTCATCAAAGAGGTCACCGAGCATCCTTCTAACGAAGGTTTCAACGAGGAGACCATGATCGAGTTCTCACCTCGACGCATGGAGCTTGAGTTTGATCCGTCTGTGGTCACCATGATCCAGTCACTTCGGGACCGTGGAGACATGTCGAGAGAAACCGTACTCACAGAGTTCGGGTTCGATCAGGAACTCGAGGCTTCGAGACGTGAGTACGAGGACGACCGTTGGCCCGACACCTTCGAGATACCAGACGTACCGTTTGATTCTCCGAACAAGGGCAACCCAGATCAGTCAGGTCGCAGGGGTGGGAGACCTCCGGGTAGCGACACTAAGACAAAGAAGACGGAGGAATAATGCCCGACGAGACAATGGTCATTGAGCGAATCAATGACAAGATATATATGTCGGCGCGAGCCTACATCATCAATTCTGCGGAGCAACTTCCTAGAGCTATGGCATCGGAGTGGCAGGAAGCTTCGATGAATGAGAGCTTTCTTTGGATCGCGGGTCGTTACGTTCAGGCGAACGCTGCGAATAAGAACAACGACTACTGGTCGTACGACGACATAGTTTCCGGCGAGTCCAGCATCAAGTACACACCATTGAATGTTCTGCACAAGTGGGACCGTCCCGTTGGTACGTTTGTCGAGACGAAGATCGTCCACCGCCAAAATGCAGAAGACGATGCTGAAGTTTTACCCGAGGTGCAGGCTCTAGCCGTACTGTGGACAGCGAACTTTCCAAACGTAGCTAAAGCCGCGCAGGATGCCCATGATGCTGGAAGGCTGTGGTATTCGATGGAATGCACAGCAGAAACAACGCAGTGCATGGCATGTGAGCGTACGTTCTCATTCCGTGCTTCTGCTGATGAGTTGTGCGAACACCTAGCCGATAGAACTGCTGCGAGGCGTTGGATCAACCCAACCTTCCTTGGCGGTGCGCTGATCTTCCCTCCAGCAAACCCGGGGTGGAAAGATGCAGACATCACATCAGTTGCTGCTGAACTAACCAGACAGTACGCAAACCGTGACCGAATGACGACAGATCAGTGGCAAGACGCAATGGCGTCTTTGTACGCGTAGTCCAAGTTGCACCCACAAAGACCGCTTGGTGGTCTATAGTTTCACGTGAAGGATGTGCATATGAGCTTGGACAACCAGCGGAAGCATGATCTCCTCTTGGAGATGCGCCCAGATGGCGCTGAGCATGACTCTGCTTCTTGCATGTATTGCACAGTTAAAGCCTCTGAGGAGGGAACCGTGGCAGAAGATCATGCGATCTTTACGCAGGAGCAACATGAACAGCTCCTAGCTACTGCTGTCGAGAAGGCAACTGCTGAAGCAACAGCTACCGCAGACGCCGAGGTCCTCAGCTTGAACGAACGGCTCGAAGCTGCCACGACGAAGCTTGATGAAGCTGCTGTCACCGTTTCTGATCTGGAGACCCAGATCACAGACCGTGACGAAGCAGATCGTCTTTCTTCACTCGAAGGTGAGCGGGTAGACGCCGTACAAGCTGTTGTGACATTCTCGGACGAGCAGGTCGAGAAGCGCAAAGAATCCTGGTCGAAGATGGACGATGAAGCATTCGCCGATTACCTTGAGGACATCAAGGAAGCGGCAACGGCATCCACATCAGATGATGATGACGATGACGACGACGATGCTCCGAAGACCAATTTCGACGGGACACGAACGACCGCAGGTGCGGACGACAACGATGAGAGTGCCCTTGTGGGATTTTTCTCCTCGAACCTCGACCTCGCCGCGCAGTCCTAAGGAGGAAACCAGAAAATGGGATCAAGTACGACAACCCGAAACTTCGGGATGCGTCGCTTCACCAATCTGGTTCGTGAAGCAAGGTTCCGCGCTCCAGCGGCTTCCGACCTTCGTCTAGGCACACTGGTCCAAATTGATGGATCAGATGCCGACCGCATTGAGCAGGCAACTGCTGCTGCGGGTGTAGGCGTAGGCGGCTCTGGAGATGTGAGAACTGACCTGTGCGGAATCCTGTGGTACGAGCATGACTCGCAGACGTTCAACAGCCCACCCTTTGGTGGCGCTGCTGGTCTTCTTCCACAAGATCTCGACACAGCACCCGCAGGCCGTATGGTGCAGGTTCTTCACGGAGCAGGAACAAAGGTGTGGCTACGCAACACAGCAGTCGACACTACGGAACCGGGTCTGAGTTATCCGAACACCCGTGCCGCAGTGACGATGTTCGATGGAACACCATCCGTTGGAGACTTGCTCGGGTGGGACCCGACCGGGTACTTCGCGGTAACCACAGATGCAAGCGAAGCCTTCCTTCGAGTGACAGCACTCGATACGAATGGCGCAGACTCGCTTGAC